CCCCATTACCATCTTTCCCATCAGTAACGATATAGGTTACGGTGATGATCGTTCCATTTTCTAATTTCTTACCAAAAATACCATCACCAAATAAAAGTTCGTATTTTTCGTCCTTTATTTCTTGAATCAGATATGTTTCCGATGTGCTCTGAACATTTAAAATATTATCAACTAATGTATATTCCCTCCCCAATCCAGTATCAGAAATACCTTTTACATAAACAACAATCGTAGAGGTGTCAATAAAAGAATTATCTAAAATAAATCTTTGATCTAATGACCCATCAACAACAAACTGGTTGCGAAGAAAAGTTCCTTGATAGATGTTGATATCAGAAAATGATGCAACACCACCAGTTACAGTGCTTGTTACATTTTCAGGAACAGCAAATGTATAAGTCGTATCAGAAATTCCACCAACGCACACCAGTCCCGCCTGTAGAGTTAGTGTTGGACTTGTTGTGGTAGTTGGCACATTAAATGATACGACCGCCTTAGAGGCGCTTCTAGAGCGTGGTACGTATCCGATATTTCTTGCTAACGAAACAACATTTTCTCTTAATGTTGCCGAGTCTAGAAAAGACTCATTCACAACCATGTTAGAGTTAAATGCTGTAATATATGTGTTGTACGCTAACGTGTCAATTAATACAGAAAAGTTTGACCCTTCAAAGTCAAAATCTGTAAAATTAGAGTTCGCACGAAGATAGTCCTTGATTGAGGTCTTGATCTGATCAAAGTCTAAATTAGTAAACTGTGTAAAAGGCATTTTATCTTGTTGCCTCTAGGATAAATGTAAATTCTTGAGTCGGGAATTCCTGTCCAATAATATCAAAGAATATCGTTGCTTCAAATTCGTTTGTATCCGGTTTAGGATTTACCTCAACAACAATATTTTCAACTCTGGATTCAAAGTTCTCTATTGCCAATTCAATTTGTCTTTGAATGATTGAGGCAGTACCAAAATCAACGAATTCAAAAAGACTACTACGTACATCAGATCCAAAATTTGGATTAAAAAACTTTTCCGTAGGAATCGTTTCTACAATGTTTCTGACCGATCTTTTGATCGCATTTTCATTCTTTAGGATTGGTAAATCCTTTGTGACCGGATGAGGTTCAAAGGATAAACTAATATCTTTAAATGATCTAGATATCCTTTGTATTGCCATCGGACAAAAGTTTCTTGCTTTATTTATATCCTATTTCCAAGGAGAACCATAGGTTGGTTCAGTACCATAACCCCAATCATCATAGTCTTCATCATTACGAATTTTTTCATGAAGTTCAGTTTGTGTTTTTAAATCATGCTTTGGTGCCAAATCGTGCATGACTTCTTGAATAATTCTTTTCTGTGGTGTTACTGATTGATAATCTGTGATGAGTTGTGTAGTTCCCCACATCTCTCTCATATAATTTTGATCTCTATCTACGGGTAAATTAGACATTTTAGCTCCTGTTTTAAGTCAATAAAACAGAACTTTTATAAAGGAGGTTGCTATCTCCTTACTTCTATTTAACGATCTATTTCACGCAGAGAATATGAGTCGGAATTAAGGTACTTTAAGATTTCAAGAGCAATTAATTTTGGATTTCCTTCACCACATGTATAGACATCCACTGCTAAACACCCATTTTCTGGCCAAGTATGACAAGAAACATGACTTTCAGAGAGTGCGATGACGACTGTACATCCCTGTGGAAGAAAACAATGGGCAAATGTGTTCAGAATAGTCATTTTCGCACGTTCAATGCCCCTAATCATGACGTTCTGTAGAGATTCTACGTCATTAATCAGGTCAAAATCAACATCATACACCTCTAGAAGTAGGTGCTTACCCATTGAAAACTTTTCCAACTCAATTTGTGGTAAAAAATCTATTTATTTTTGTTCTAAATTTGTAATTTCGTACATATAGTGCTCTGAAGTTTCAATTTTTCGTTTATTTTCTACAGAGTAGATCGTCATGTCAATCTCATAACCTGGATTTTTACTGATTCTGTTAAAAGTCCAAGCATTATCATACCAAACAATGCGATTATTTGGATAGGCATAGTAATTTCCAGTCTCTACTTTAAATAAATGAGCACATTTATGCTCTGGAGTCTCTGAAAAGTTAAGATCTGGTATTCCTTTGTTTTCCCAAGACCAGTCAAGAGTGAACATATAAGATCCAATGACCTTTTTTCCATCAGGGCGTATCAAATCTGCCTGTAATCCAGCAAGACGAGCACGTTTTTGTACATCAATATAGGGAGAAAAACAATCCCAGTACATAATATCTTCTAAGGGTTCAATCTCAGCATCTGGTCTCCAGCAAAAAGCGTGAAGTGGCCTGCGAGTCCAATTCACGCCATTTTCAAGAAATGCCTCAAATAGAGGAACTCTTTTTTCAATACTTGCGACGGAATGTACGTCACATTTGGTCACTTCACCATGTCCTTTCTGATGATTAAACAGAAACTCATTACGAATATAACAAGACCAATCTGGTAAACTATGGTTTAAGTATGCCATTGATTAACCTTTACCTTGTCCTCTGTATTTTTTCCGTGCCCCATTGCGAGAAGAAGCGGCATATTTGGTTCCCATACCCGCACCTTGACGAGACTTTTTAGGAGGACCAGGAAGATAAGAACTATTCTTATTCAGACCACCTTTTGCTTTTGCTGCCATACGTTGTTATTCTCCAATAAAATTTCAGTTTCAAGATCTCCAGGACATGGAGCACCTGTCTGATAATACTCTATAGACAGATCCTCCATCACATTGAAATATTCTTCTTCTGTAAGACTTGAATAAATTCTTCTTCCCTTACAGAGAATATTATATCGTTCGTTAGCCATCAAATGATTCTTGTCTTCTCGTGACCAACTCTGATACGAGGATCGCACCAGATTTCAAAACCTGCTTCCTTTGCATCCAAACAGAATGATACGTCTTCTCCACACATATCCTGTACTTCACCAGATTCAAAGACTTGCATCTTTGGAGCAAACCAAGGATACTTCATCTCTGAGTGTTCAAAGACTCCGTTCTTAATCAACAACCAACCAAATCCAGCATAATCAACAGTGAATGGTTTCCGACGCTTTGAGATACTCTCAATGGTTTCGTGATTCATAACACCACCATTGTTACGGAAATCATCCTCTTCCATCCAGTGTGCTACAGAGGTTGTTCTACCATCCTCTGTACAATACCATCCAGAAGCAATGTCTTGATCCATCAGAACAAGTTGCCAGAACTTTTCAGTATTGAAAACAATATCACTATCAATCCATAATTGCCAATCATACTTCAGTTTACCATCCCAGGGAATCTGATCAGGTCCACGAAGTACATTTGCTCCAAGACACTTACAACGGGCAAAGTTCACCATTGATGAGTAGTCTTGTGAGATCTGAATACTTGCTCCTGCCTGTACCAGATCAAAACAAAGTTGAACAAAATTCTTTAAGTAAGTATATGAGACTCCTCTTCCAGGTAGACAGAACACAATTGTCTTACCCTTTACCATTTCACGGGCAAGATTGTAGTCCCACTCTGGTTCTGAGGCAGTCGGCGTTTTTGCTTTTACGGTAAATCCTTTAGCCATAATAGAATGCGTTTACATCAATGATCATACAGTATTATGTAGAGATTGTCAATCACCCTCAGTTTCGGTTATTACGAGATCTCCACCCTCAATTGATAGGCGAACTTGTGTATCTTCGTACCATGAAAGATCGTTTGTAATCCACTCAGGAATTACAATGTAATAGTCGCCCGTGATTGGATCGACTTGTACAGACTGAAAATTTTCTCCGGAATTTTTTCTCATTTCGTGTATATGAATCTTCTTTTTAGATTTATATAGCACAGTATATTATACTCGCGTCCGTAACACTTTGTAGGTTAGGGGGACCCATGGTTTTTATAACGGGGGCGCCCCCCGACGCGGCGGAACGGCGGGGCGCTGGTGTTCACGAACGAATGGCACGGGGCACAAAGTTACAATGAAGACCCGCAATCTCCCAGGCAGGGAAACCATCAATGCCCGCACGATTGAGTGAACGACCTGCGTTACCTTCACGGTGACTGTTAAGTTGCGGGCGACCCTTAGCAACGTTGGTGCTCACCCATACGGTTTGACGGGTGTTAAGATCGGATGCGATGTTGTAGAGTGCCATGATAACGAATGAGGAATGTGTGTGGTTTAGTGTAACTCAGTCACGTGCCGAATCAAAGACCGAATAGAAACAATCCCATGCCCAAGTGTCGGCAACGAATGTATCAATGCCGCACTGATCACAAACCCAATCATAGGCACTGTC